CTGTTGCTGAAGTAGGTTTACCGACTTTAATCGTTATTGGCATCGTTATATATTTCCTTCACAAGTTTCTGTGTCTTCATAACAGTTAAAAGCACATCATCGGTTATATCTTCCTTTGCGAAAGAATTTAAACGCTCAATAACCTTTTGTGTTTTATTGAGCATCTCGTTGTCTTCTTTAATCTCAGCAATATTCTTTCCTTTCTCAAGTTGCTGTTTCAGTCTACTTATCTCTTCATTCATGAATATTTTGAGTTCTAAGCCATTATCAGCAAAGGAAGAAACATAATAATTCAATAGTTCTTTCTGTTCTTTCAAAAGATTACTATCATACCTCTCGTTAAACTTAGCAGCAAATGTCTTATAAACCAAACTATCAATTTGCTCTGTGTGTTGAACTTCTTTCGACTCAACAAGCATTCGCTGAACAATCTCATTCTCCAAAATAACTTGATCTTTTGGTGAGATTTTATCTGAAAATATCTGCATAATGGTTGCTAAGGATTTATAGCTTGGGATAAAGTTCCTAAAAACAGAAGGAGATACTTCTTTATTGACATCGTGAACTAATTTTGTCTGCTGTCTAAACAACCCTGTTGAATCAATAAGTCGCTTTTGAAGTTTTACTTCCTTCAGTATCTTCTCTGCTGTTAATCTATCAAGGTTTTGGTTTTCACACAGTGAGCGATAGCAATCTAAATCTTTTCTCAATACACTTCCAGGTTTGAAGTGCTTCTTGATTATCTTGATTGCTTTGTCTCGCTTCTCTACATCATTCTTTAAGATTGCAACAGTAGCTTCTTTAACAAGGGCTTCATATACAAATGCTGTATTACGTTTCTTGTTGTGTCGTATTTTCATTTTCTTGCTCCGTTATTGTGTTCTTATTTTCTAATTCTTGCAAGAGATCACGTACAGAATTATCAACTGTAAACAATTTATCTTCTTCTGTTTGTTCTCTCAAGTTATAAATAGACTGGTCTTCCTCGTAAATACCACTTCCAATGCCATCCATTTTAACTAATGACTGAATATCGCGGTGACCGGGCACTACATTGCGAATTGTATTGCTACCTTTCTCTCTAGAATACTTAGCAGCATTAGAACGCTTGCGGGCGCCAGCATTTCTTCTATCTACTTTTTTAGGATTATATACCCTACCGCTGTGGCTGTTTGGGCCTTTGTTAATTCTAGGTTCTTTTCTAGCTACTGGTGAAAGTCGTGGAGCCTTTCGCGATCCTGGTGGTATCGCTAGAAGTGAAGATTCATCTTCTCCACCCAATGCCTCTGCTGCTTCCCCTCCTGCTTCCGCTGCCGGCATTTCCTCTGGACCGCCGAGATCTCCGCCAAGCTCTCCACCTAGTTCACCACCTAACTCTCCACCTAGTTCACCACCTAAGCCGCCCATGCCGCCGCCGGCTTCTCCCGCTGCAGCTTCAGCCACAGCTTGAAGTGCGGCATCTTGTTTACGATCGTAATACATTTCTCTTTGATTACGAATAAACTCTTCGTGAGACATGCCAAATAAATGCTCAGAAACCCATCGACGAGAAAAATATCCTTCAGTTGCGCCGGCTGCTGTGTCAAATTTTGTCTTCCACCATTCAAGTTCTTGAAGTTCTGCAATCTTTGATGGGTTATTGAGACTCAATTGAAATGATAATAAATCATCTCCTCTAAAACCAAGAGTATAAAGATGGATGATACCAATCTTTGTCAATTCAGAAATAATCACTCTTTGTAATCTCTGAATTGTTCTCGCAAAACGAATGTCTTTTTGAGCCAATGTTGTCTTATCTTCTTCTGCGCCTTCGCCCATCGTCAGATATGATTGCGGGACTTTAAGAGCAGAAAACAGTTTGTCTCTGAGGTATTTAATATCATCGATTTGTGTGATATTTTGTGCGCCGGCAAGTGAAACAATGTCTGTTTGAGAACCAGCACGAACTGGAATATAATAGTCCTCTTCGATACTCATTGGATTGTAACGTAAATCAATACGTCCAGTATTAGGATCAACAACAGAATGTCGTTTAAGTTGCGATACAACTTTCTCCATATATTGCTCAACATCTTGCGGAGGAATAGCACCAACGTCAATCTTAAACACACGACGTTCAGAAGAACGAATAACCCGATAAGCCATCATTGCATCTTCCATCAATGTTAATTGGCGCCAAATACGACGAGCAGGTTCTAAAATTGAAGTACCGTATGGTACATATTTATCATTACCTAAAATACGAAAATGAGATACTTGCCAATTTTCAAAAGTCATTCCAGCGGAATTCCATTGATACTGAACATAATTGGGATTGGTGCTGTCCATTCCTTCTAATCTTTCAACTTCTTGTGGAGGAAGAGCAATCACTGACTTGATGCCGTAATTCTCATCAATGTCCAAATATAAAAAGAAGTCGCCATACTTGCACATCGTGCGGCACCAGCCAAATAGATTGTATTCAAGATTCAGAACATTGCTATATAAAACATCTAGAACTGCTTTGAGTTCTTCATTAGGACACTTGATGTTTAACATTGGACGAAGATCTGAATATGTTGACATTTCGTCTGCGTAGATGTCCAACGTGGAAGCAATCTCTGGAGTGTATTCCATTTGATCAAAATCGACATACCTTTCGGAACGTCGTTGATTGGCAATCGCATTAGACGCAATCACATCCAAAGGATTGTGTAACGTCTTCTTAAACTGTTGGCCAGATGCAGTTTTAAATCGAGAAGAAAACTTATCTAAATGTTGTCTTCTTATTCTGCGGCCTGATTGTGAACGGTAATTAATAATAGGACCAGAAAAAAGACGAGTTAACGCTTTAAACAAATCCGATTGGGGGTTATGTGGGTTTTTTCCTTTAGGTGGCATTTAGTATCTCACTTTATAATCCATTTATACTGACTGTATAAATCTTTTGCTTCTACTATTTTATCAAGAATGTTATCTTTTTTGTATCCCTCTTGTCCATTTATTTTTGTATTAAACGTTGTGTTGGTTATAATGATAGCATCTACGAACGCTTTCTGGTAATTTAAATCTCTAGCACTCGTCTGAAGTGCTGTGTCTCTAACCCAGCAAGCTATAGCTAATGCTAAAATTAAATCATCATTGTATCCTTTCATTGCTTGAGGTCTTCCGTTCCGCCAAATAAAAGTTTTCATTTCATTTACAGTCCGAGAAGAATATATCTTAATTAGTTTGTTTCTGATAAACTCCTCTAATTTCGCAATGATGAGGGGGCGTGTTTTCTGAGATGTCGTAAAACCAGGCACAGCAGATGTTTTGTATTCTGCTTGATGTTGTTCAATATATTCGTGTGTGCTTTTAATAGAATAATATAAGTTGGGATATTGATATTCTATCAACTTATCCAATACTGAATATCCAATATTGTTATTCTCAACAACCGTCATCGCATTTCCAAACTCTCTACCAACCTGATTGAGCATATTAGCATACATATCTATTGTTGGTTTGCCTTGATACTCCCCAATGCACTCTAAGGTTTCCAACTTAATCATCTGGAAAGTTGAATAATCTGCACCATCACCACGAGCAACATCAGCAACCATCAAATAATTACAAGATGGGTCATACTCTTCCCATATCCAGAAATTACGATCAAATCCTGTGCGATATTTAGGTTCTTTACATTGAGACAACAACCATTCCATATCATCAGGATCAATAACAGTTTCACCAGATGTATTGAAATTACACAACAACTCTTGTGCAATCTGACGTTTTGACATGTTTTTGGTTTCTTTCTTATACCACTCTGCATCTCTTTCAGGGTGTGCATCCCACATCAAACTAGTGAGATTAAAGTTATTGGCGCCTGATTCCGAATCTGTGCAGGTTTTATGGAACCAGTTACCAACGCCATTTGGGGTGCTAATTGCAATACAACGCCCACCGGTTGAAAGCGTCGGATACAAACCTGTCCATAACTCTTCAAGGTTTTCAATATGTGCAGCCTCGTCTAGTACAAGAAGAGACAGTGCTTCTGAGCGACCTGCATCGCCGGAAGTAGAAGCTGCCTTAATGGATGAACCATTTGAAAGTTCAAACGATGTTCTATTATCTACGTTAATAGTTGCAATCTTCAGCCAATCAGGGAGATTGCGCATAATGCCTTTCACTTTTTTAACGAGGTTTCCTGCTGTCGCAAACTTTGTTGCCATAACAAGAATAGACTTATCACGATGGAACAACATCATCCATACGATATAACCTGCTGTAATTGTTGAGATTCCTAACTGTCGTGCTTTCAATACGACATTAAAACGATAGTCATTGAATTCCTTTAACAACTCATCTTGATAGTCAAATGTATCAAATAAAATAAGCCCGTGTAACGGATGTGATATACGGGCGAAGTTTGTTAGAAAGTACGCAGGATCCTTACCGCACTTTAATATCTCTTTTATTCTCTGTTTTTTTGTTAGTTTGTAACTCATTAATCATTTTAATATTCTGATGTCGCAGTAGAGGGTGAATTTTTAACAATCCAAAATTCGCGCTGGTCTGTCCAACGAGTACCACCATCGGGCATCTGATGATGCTTTACCATAACAGCGCGAAACCGTTTGGCGCCGCCATCTTGTACGCCGCGACCTGGCCAGAGGGTTGCGTCGTCAAGAATAACTTCTGTGCCTTCAGATGCAAAAACCCCGGTTCCTCTTTCTTTCGGCTCCCATTTTATTATTTGATCAACATCCGTATCAAGTAATCTAGCAACATGTTCTTTTGCTTCGTCTGTGTTCCATTCAACACCTAAAGCAGATACCTCTTGAAGAATCTTCTCATCCATAAAATATCGTGGATCGATAAATTTCTTATTCTTTCTTGGCTTACCCCATCTACTCATTTCTCTACTTCAGAGCCTTTCTTTCGAGTGTCGTTCTTTGGGCGCTTGCCTTTCCAGCCGCCAAGATCAAGGAAAGTTTTCCAACTTTTCTCCAGTCTGTCTTCAGAAGCTTCATCTATGACTGTAACTTCATCAATACCACCAATTTTATACATCTGATAGGCAACTGCCCATGAACGTACACGAGATGTGCTTTCAACACGAACATCAATCTCGCCTTCTTTGGTTAAAGAGACGGACTTACCAGTAACCTT